ATGGGAATGATTAAACCTTACGAGGACCGGAAAAAATTAAAATGGATTGGATTCTTTTTATCGGAACATACAACAAGTGTAAATAAAGTTGAAGAAGAACGAGCTTACACTTACCCACCTAAACCGGAAATGGAAATTGAAGAAATTGGAGAATTTTTACAAGAGGCTCTTTTGAAGAATAAAAAGATTGCTGTTCAGCTCAACTATATACAGAATGACAAATTCATGCCGGACATTGTAGGCCGCCTTTCCGGGCATAATGAAATAGGAATTTACGTTGATTCTACTCTCGTTGAATATGAGGAAATTCGAAATGTAGAATTTTATCAAGGAGAATTGAAATGGTTTGATCTCTCATGAATGTAATCAGTCAGTATGAGCAGGGCTATATTTCTTATTCAGAGTTTCTAGAAGAGTTTCCGGATTCTATATCCGAATCTCAAGAGTGTGTTTTTGGTACAAAATGCATTGAGTATTATGTCAAACTGACATTAGGGAAAACTGACTTTAATTACTATATACAAAAATATGGAGGCGATCACTATGAAATCATTGAAAGGTGTAGTTTCGAAGATACGAGTGCTGAAAATGTCGAGGACCCCTTTAGTGCGTTTCTCTCTTGACGGTGTGAACTGTCTGATTGCTGCACATAGTTTGAGTTTTCTAGCCGACGTAGACGAAGGAATGCAGATAGTAGTTGCTGGTGAGTATAACGATCGTAATCAGTTTGTTGTGAAGAAGTATTCGGTAATTGGAAAAACGAGGATTATGATTGACTTCGAAGCAATGAAAAAAGACCTTAGCATGAGCTAGGGTCTTTTTATATTTACTTTATTCATGATTTTTTTCGACTTGCGACTCATAATAATGCTCAAAACCTTTAATTAAGATTGCAATAACGTAAAATGTGCTAGCAAATCCCATTGATGTAAAAGAAAGCCAAAGTGTAGTTATTATATTGGAAATCAAAGAGTTAGAATTACAGTCGAAAAAAAGCAGTATAAAAGTCATCAATGAACTGATAAAAAAAATTAATGTAGATATTAACAATCTGTCCATTATTTTTATATCCGTACCCAATTCTTTTAATGCGTTTATAAACTTTGAATTTGAAAAAGCTGGAATAAGCGAAAAACTTGATAGGAACATTGCTGTTGCCAACGCCGAAAAAGATAGAGAAGCAGACATTATGTCAGTAAAATTGTTAATTTTTGAAGGACTAATTTTAAATACCCACCCCGCCAAAATTGCTGCAATTCCAACTATAAGCACAACTTTATTTCGCTTCATTCTTCCTTTCTTCATTGTGTATTTCCTCACTTTCAATGCGAGATATTTTAAATTTTGTCTTTAGAAAATCATAATGGACATCAAATGCGGTGTTTAATAATCCGTAAGCAGCCTGATCATCAATTTCCTTTTCAAAAAAAATCTTTCCTGAGTAATATAATTTGTTTTTAATTAAATCGATACTATCTGTAACTCCGTCTGCAATACCATCAACTTTTAACGCCTTAATTTCAATATTATCGACAGTCATTAAATCTTTTACCTTTTTCTTAATGCTAGGTTTTGATAACTGATTAGACTTTAAGACAACAAATAGTTCTTCTCCCTGGAATTGTTTAGCAAATTTAAAATCACCAAACTCGTCTCTAGTATCATCCTTATACGATTTAAAATTATCCGGACTTGCTACTTTATATGAAATTTGGTCGACTATATCAAGATTTTCTATTCTATTATAGCCATCTTTATTTAATATAATTTCAAATTGTAATCCTTTGACATCAACTAATTTACATATAAATCTTCTTAAATCATAGGTATTTATAGTACCTCTTCTGGCATAAACTGCAAGGATATTTCTGAAAGGATCAAAAATTATTTGAGTATCAGCAACAATTCCTTCATTCTCTTCATGCTCTATTTCGCGCCTTCTCTCATCAATTGTTTTAGATACATCTGCTACTACGATTTCTTGATCAAAATTTACCCGAGAAATTGTTATCAACCAATAATAAACAAATTCTCCACGAAATTTTTCTTCGAGAGTTCTTTTTTGCATAGCTTGTATATAATAATCATCACTGTCTATCCTTAAAGTAGGTATTTTGCTCCATTTTTTGGTTTCAAAATTTTTAAAAGTCGATTCTAACACTTCTCTAAATTCATTTATACCACCTTTTCTTCCGGGGGTCAGTCTAAAAAAATTTACTCTTGCGTCTCTGTTTTCCATATTTGTTTTCTCCTTATTTTTTTATCTGCTATCTAAATTAAACCAAAAGGAAGTCTCAAAAACAAGCGTTTTCTAAGACTTCCACAGCAGATATGATTATAAGAAGATCACACTCTAATCATACCAAACATCTGTTTGCATTTCAACCAAAAAGCCCTCCTACTCGATTCTGAGTAAGAGGGTCTTCATTATTTCAGTTGAAGATCCATTATTTCCCTATCTATGCGTTATTGATTTGCTAGCCCCATTAACGTAATAAGTAGGAAGAAGCCAAAGCTAATAATTGATACGAGTACCAAAACACCAAAAATGATTTTTTGATAGTTACTCTTCACATTATAAAGACTATAACAACAACCAACTATCGATAAAACGGGAATTCCTAAAAAAAGAATTAATGTTGACGCAAGATTGTTTTGTACAACCCGATCCATAAAATTTGATATGGCCATAAAAGATTGATGAAACACAGACATTTTACTAAAGGTACCATAGGCTAAATGCAGCCAAATCAATAATAGAAAAGGAACTATTCCTACCATTTTTTTCATAGTTAATATCTCCCTATATAAGTTGGTTTATAACTATTCGAAAAGGTTGTTGGAAGATTTGCAGGAGGTATTACTCCCCAAGGAATTGTTGGTTTCATTACAGGCAAGTCTCCAGTCCCGTAATAAAAAGCTTGATAGACCAATTTTGAACAATAATTTGGATTTTTATTTTTCAGAAGTGAATCAATCTTATAATCAATATGGATATCTTTTGTTGCAGTACCTTTTGAAGAGAAATAATGCGTATCAACATACCTTGCAACTTTTTTAGCTAATTTAGAATCTGATATTCTATATATGCTTGTCCAATCTTTAATATGATTTTTAATCCATGTTCTTTTTGAATATTGATGATTATTATCTGGAATTCCTTTTTCCCATCCTTTTCCGCCACTCATCTCAAGCACTGTATTATCAGAATTCATTATCGCAGCATGACCTATCACACCGGTTGGAAAATTGCCACTAACTATTAAAATATCACCAGCTTTAGCATCTTTACAAAATTTATTAATATTGTCTTGTGCAGACCGAGCCTGTCTTCTGTTAGAATTTTTATTTTGCAGCAAAGGCAATTTTGTATCACTCATAACACCATAGTTATTCATTTCTAACCATTCGTTATAGCTTACAGAATCAAGTATATTGGATTTAAAAAAATCATAGTTTGGTCGCATGTACTTCTTCTCATCATCAAGCCAATTACTTTTAGGATAGAGTGCTGGATCAATAATATTCTCTTTTACAGCATTATCATATATTGTACTTGCATCTGTAGTCTCAGATGCATATGCTTTCACTCCGACTACCAATAATAGTCCTAACAATACACTAAATATTGAACGCTTTATTTTTCTATACATTTAATCGACCTCCAATTCATAAACCAACTTTAAATGAAGAACATGTCCCAAAAGAAATAAAACACTGAACAACTTATATTTTTACTACTCTTAAGCATATATTTCTTTTTTTTACTCCTTTCCAACTGAAATAACTTCACAACTAAGTTATAACACACTAATAAATACAAATAAATTGTTTTTTTATCTTTTTTATAAATATCAAACAAATAGCGTAATGGCGTTTTTATTCTATGTACAAGCCCGCGATTGCGGGCTATTTTTTTACTTTACATCTTGTTCAAGGAACCAAGAGTTCACACTGTCGAGCAAATATGCCTTTTTAGATTTTGATTGATTAACAGATTTCGCTTGCTTAATTCTGTACTTCTGTCCTTTAACCCAATTCGGAATCTTTTGTCCAGTTTGGTAGTTTGTTGCGAAGCTTTGAACGGTCACAGTATCACCAACTTTGTGTGTCGCATTACTGGTAGTGACCAACTGAATATCATTTTTATGCGCCCAGCCTAAGCTGTCAATCAAGTACGGCTTGTTTCCGCTGACTACACGCTTGATTGTCCCTGTTTTACCACGACTAGCAGTCGAACGTCCAGCTCCTGTGCAATCTTTGTAAAGTGCATCAACAATCTTCACTTTGTCTCCCACTTTGAAACTGGTTGTAGAAGTAGAAGGCTTATTTGCAGCTGCGTTATTATTTGATGAGTTTGTGGCATATCCGAATACAGCCAATGCAGCATCAACAGCTTTCTCCATTTTAGCCATCAGTGCTTGCATGTCTTTCTTATTGTCAATAAATCCCCATTCGATCAAGAGAACTTTCTTTCCGGCTCCCGAATTACGTGCGATTCCTAGCCAAGAGCCATCTTTGACGCCACGATCAACTAAACCTAATGTTTTGGCAATTGCGGCAGATACCTTAGCTGCTGTTGCTTTATTGCTTGCTGAACCATATAAGACTTCCACGCCCGTAGCTTTTCCGTTGAAGGCATTCAAGTGGTTAGAAATTTGCCAACCGTCAGCACATTTGTTGATGTTCGCCGCTACATTGTTGATAATTCCATTCGATGTCGAGCTTGTATTATCGGTAACGTTCTTAGCACCAGTTTTCTTGACCATTAAATCGGTGATTGTACGTGCTACATCCGCTTCTTTATACCCATTGCCTACCGCTCCTGGATCTGTCCATGCATTTCCGTTTTTCTTTCCGCCATGTCCTGCGTGTACCGATTGGATTGTCATAAATATTCCTCCTTTAGATATAGAAAAAGAGCAGCCGATTGGCTACTCCTTTTTTTCAGTGAACTCCTGTCCATCACCCAAATCTGGTTTTTGACTGTCTTTATTATAGTTATACTGGCTAACCCCTGTTACAGCTCCAAAGAATACAGCTACAGCATTGATAGTCAATACAGTAATATCTGTTTGTTCAAAACCATATGCTTTACCTAATACGCCAACAAGTACACTCAACGCTGGCAAAACTGTTAATACCACCCATTTGATAATTTGATATGTTTTGTCATTTAGAATCATATTATTTCCTTCTTTCTTTCCATAAAGATTTTAATTGTTCACTATGCTCTATTAACTTTTCGCTATGCTTATCTAAGCGCTCATCATGCTTCTTTAATTCATCATGTATTGCTACTCGATCAGATTTACTTGACTCTAAATCTTTTGTTAGAAGATCAAGATTATGCCCTAGCTTCGTTAGATTTTCCGTTATTTTTGTAAAGTTTGACATTATAGGTTTGATGACAAATGCTAGCATTCCAACAATTGTCATAATCCATCCAGCCCACGTCGCTAATTCTCCCACATTTAACATGCTTCACCTTCTCGCTTAAAATAAAAAGCAACCGGCTAGAAAGCCGATCGCCCCTGATACTGTATATCCGATTATTTTGTTCCTTCTGGCTTTTTTGCTTCGTCAACAATTTTTGCAACATCTTCTCGTAAAATATCTGGCACACTTTCGATTGTACGTTTTCCTTCAATTACGTGTGTTGCATATAACATTTCTAATGCTGAATAATTCATTTTTATCCTCCTTATCTACTAAAATACATATCTGACAAAGTCAGCAGCGCTTCCTCTGCCATTTCCTGCCGTTGTTTCAACTCTTCGTTTTCTTGTCTCAATAAATCTAACTCTGAGGGTTGGCTCTCGGTGTTTTCAGCTACAATAGACTGAATAAATTCGCTCATTTTTTCTGAATCATCATCGAATTCTTCTAAAACAATAGAAAAGAGCTCATCCATTTCCTCTGTGGTTGAACTCTTTTCTTTAATAACATGCTTGATATACAATTCTTTATATTTTTCTTTAGCTGTCATCGTCTGCCTCCTACACGTCTGCCGCTGAAAAGACTCCAGCTATATTGAAAATATCATTTGCATTATTTGTTAAATATCCGAAGCTACTTCCCGTCCAGCCTAATCGATAGCTAATTGATATTTCACCATTCGTATCGATAGTGACCATGAATATTGTCGTTCCAGCTCCTTTACCTAAATACTTTACTTGCATTTGAGGTCTAAATCCTACCGGAAGTACACCTACAACATAAGTATCGTTTGTATTTGGTAGTGTACTATTATTTTTAAAGGCTCCACTCACTTGGACCATACGTCCTAATCTGGTTGCGCTAGGAAAATTGCCGCTCGATGGACTTGTTGAATATTGGGACCAACCGCTTGCTGCAGGAATTCCTGTTTTTCCTATATTATATAGATCCTGAAAAGTTAGATTACCACCCAGCCCCCGGCTATCGGTCATTGTAAATCTGTAAGGATTTATAGAAAGATACCTATCCGCTTTCGTTTTTTGCGACCCGTTAAATACGACAAATTGAAGATCTTCATGGCTGAATTGTGAGAAACCATTATTTTGAATTTCCCCGGTACTTTTTACATACGTTTGGAAGTCATTTCGGAAGTACCCGCCTGACATAGAAAGCCGGCCTTTTCGCCAAACCGTACTTCCTTCAGCTATTTGATAATCGTAATCAGAATACAATCCATCTCCTTGGATTTCTACTCCGTTTATTATTCCAGCAGTGATTTTGCCTAAATCAGCACTCAATGCATCCAGAGATTCAACTGCTAATGTTGCACTAGCATATTTCTTTTTTTGCCAACCACTCTTGTATGTGTATACCGCAATAATTTTATCACTTGTTGACGATTCAGTTTGAAACCATGTGGCTCCTTCTGTGGTATCGCTAGGCTGAGTAGGTTGCATATAGGCAACGCCCATAATGCCACGATCGCCTTTCGGTCCTGCTGGGCCCTGTGGTCCTTGAGGTCCAGTTGGCCCTGTATCACCTTTATCTCCTTTAATCAAAGACCAGGAGTAATCAGCAGCGTTGGTGCTTTCATTAGCAGTTGTTTTGTTGTAGGCTAATCCAATGTAAGTCTTGCCTGTTGGACTATCAGACATTCCTGCGCCGGTAGCTGACGTGGCATACTTAATCCACGTATAAAGCGTTTGACCATTATCTCCTTTAGGACCTTGAGCACCATCTGATCCTTTAATTAAAGACCAAGTGTAATCGGCATAGTTTGTTGACTCGGTGGCTGTTGGTTTGTTGTATGCCAATCCGATATAGGTCTTTCCAGTTGGGCTGTCAGACATTCCACTTGTTGGCGTATCTGCATACTTCAACCAAGTGTAATAAGTTTGGCCGTTGTCCCCTTTTGGGCCTGGTACCCCTTGTGGGCCTTGTTCCCCATCTTTCCCATCTTCACCTGATAAACCTAACATTCTTTGCCACGTATAATCAGCAGGATTTGTGGATTGGACATCATCAAATGTTGTGTAAGTTCCTACATAGGAAGGATATGCATTGATGAAATCTTCACTAGGCGCCGGTGTCCATGTTGAACCGTCACCAAACTCAACCTTGACAGTTTCTTTTTTTATTTGCGTCCACTTACCTGTACCCCTAGTTAATATCGAAAAACTTACAATCGTGCCAGCATTATCAGGATAAGTAAACTTTTTGCTAAATTTAGTCCATGTTGTTTCACTTGCTGGTGGTAGTTGCCCAATCGGAATATTGGCAGAACCACTCACCATGAAATAAGGCTCTGTAGTTCCTGTTCCACGATATTCAAAACTTATGTTGAGACTATCACCTTTTTTGGGACTTCTAGTAATTTTTGTACCAGCACCGAACTGTGATTCAGTAGTTGCTGTTATCTTAAGACCATCAGCTGGTAAAGCCCTAGTTCCACCACCGCTATTCCAAATAATTGGCCAGTCATTTGTATCTTCAAACTTAGTTCCTAGCAGTATGTTTTCATTCGGGTATGTTGTCGTAAATCGATCGGCACCATCTGGACTCCATGAATACGCTTGATAGATATGTGCATCTTGCCCATCTTCGCCTTTGACAAGTTGCCACTTATAGTCTTTTGGATCGTTCGATTCAGTTGCGGTCAGCTTATTTGTAGCTAGACCAATATAATATTTTCCGGTTGGATCATCGGTCATGTTGGTTCCTTGATAATCATCCGCATACTTTAGCCATGTGTATGTTGGCTGACCATTCTCACCCGGCGGACCAGGAACACCTTCCCCCACAAATTTTACCCAGAGTCCCCGATAATCTGCAGGATTATCACTGGCTGTTGGCACACCTAACACTTGCTTAATCGCAATATAGGTTTTTCCGGCTGGTAAAGCACTGATTCCGTTACCTTCCTCATCATCTGCATAACGTATCCAAACATAAGTAGTGGCTTGCTTTAACTGATCAGCTAACTCTTTAAGCGATTGACTAACTCCGCCATCTTGAATGAGGTAGTCTCCCAATGTAGCTTTATATTCATTAGTAGAATAGCATCTCGTAAGTTCAAGAACTCGAGCGCTCAAGAACAGTTTTTCATTCTCGTCTACTAGATAAATCGTATCGCCTATCTTTACGTTGTCTGGTAAATTTGCGATGTCAGTTTCATAATTGATCGCTGGTTGACTTGCTTTTTCTAGTTCACGTATGACGTTATCACAAAGTGTTTTTTGATCAGTCGTTTCGTAGGTTTTGACACGTTGGATATGTCCGGCATTTGGATTTGGATTATTGTTTGATAGTAATCGACTCCAAATCTTCACTGACTCCATGTCCTGCATGACACCAGTTGTCTTGTTTAACACGAATCTTCCATTTGGATCTTTGTAGTTATACCCTTTTAAGTTAATTGGTTCATTCTTTCCTTCTGGCGTACCACCAGTTGCCACAATAGCTGTACATAGATCATAAATATTGGCTTTGGTCACAATATTATTGATATCTTTGTCCATATACAAGGTAATTCGTTTATCTGCTCCTCTTTTTTTATGAACATCCACGAATCGCTTAACAACTTGTGTCCCTGTAATTTCAAATGAAAAACTCAGTTCTGCATTATCAAACTGTGTAGCTAACGAGAGTAAACGAGCGAGAATCGTTTGACTCTCACTCTCCCATTTCAACGTGCGACTGAGATTACTGATTTCATTGATACCAATTTCAAAACCAGTATCTCCGGCAAACAGTTTGAAATACTCTGCAAATGTCATCGCTTTGGTTGCACTATATGCATCGACCAATCCATTGATCAGATCCATTCCTGCATCTTCTGCTCGAATGAAATGTTCGCCCTCTTTCGGATCGTGTTCAATTTCCATGATCGTCATAAAAATTGATTGGCCATTTTCATCTTTATACAAAATATAGTTCCCATAGTTGGCCATGGATTTGACTTGATCTCGTTCTTTAGCCGAAAAAATAAGCGTCCCCTCAAACGTTCGAGAGGCAGCGCTTATACTAAGAATATCTTGATCATTAAAAATTGAAATTGGTGCATCAGAACTGGTAGAGGCGATTCCCAATAAATTAAATTTTCGATCTGTAAAGTAAAAATCCATTAGATATATGCCCCCCTTAGTTCTACTTCAAAATCAAAAATGTTTGCCCAACTACTAGCAACGGGTAAAAATGTTGTTGTCCCTGGCTCCACAGCAAATCGTTCCCAGGTATTGCCCAATGCATGAAGTTTAAAGTTTTCAAATCCGTTCAAAAATACCTTGCGATTTAAAACATCAATTTCCAAAACATCCCCATCATCAAATAGATTGGGTATATTAGTAAACGTTGTTTCGTTATCCCAATAAAATTTACAATCAGTCCATGTCATATATAGGGCATGCTCATTAGTCGGATCATCGCCCCATTTCTGAAACCAAGTGCAAAGTCCATCAATACCCACACCAGAAATTTCAGGTAAAGTTGCTGAAAAAACCTCCGCTTTTGAGGCAATAATTCCTTCACCGCTAAAAGCCTTCCACTTGGAAAATTTCCATTCCACGGTTGTATCACTCGTTCTCTGAATCTGAATCTCCCAAAAGCGACCAGTCCATTCTTTTCGGTCAAGTGTCAAACGCTTCTGAACTTTATCAAAACAACTAAATTCTACGATAAGCTCTTCTCTGACTCTTGAACTATCACGTATCACACAAGAAACAATACTTCCCAATGAACTATTCTGCAGAGTAAATGTCAAACGTCCGGAAGTAGTCTTAGTAGGTTCGAAGTCAAATCGACTTCTATATGTGAAGTTCCCGGTATCTAGATTGCTTGTATTTTTGGGAATGTCAGTATATAAGGTTGGTCCTGCCCAAACACCATCATGATTCTCTGGCCAGATTGGCATCACAACATCGGCTCTTGTTGTCCAATCAACGTCCCCGCCGATTTTGTTTGGCGTATCTGGATTTGCTCCATAGTTTGGGTAATCCGGTTTTGCCTTAGGACTGTTCAACTCAAATTTACTAGCATTATTCCTCATTGGAATACTGATGACTTTATCTGTTCGTTGCCCTTCAATCACATCAAGCTCTTCTGCATTACCAAATTGCAGAATACCGTCGTCTGGATTGACAACACCCACAAGACCATTTTCACCGTTCATAGTTGCCCTGAGAATTGGCCAAGCTTTATATGTTCCGTGATTTGTCACAGCAACATAATCGGCCAATTGAGCGGTTGGTTCGGCAAAATCTGCGAGCTTTTCCCCTAAGTTAAACTGCGGCTTTGAATAAGAAACTGCACTTCCTAATGCTAAACAGGTGATCAGATTTAGTGCCTTGGTATTTGGATTTGAAATAGTAAAATGAATATCTAGATTTTGGAAATTGCCCAAATTTAAAGCGGCAGGTTTCGCTTCATGAGAAGCAAGAACCTTACCGCCTGCATAATCTAATTCTTGAATCACCGCAACCGCACTTTTTGATCCGTTTGTGTCTCCTTGCAACGCCTTATCTATTCTTAGTGCTACACGTCCCCAAACCTTGTCTCCTTGTTTCAGCTCAGATAAATTCCGCGCTGTACTGTTGCTATTTTGCATGATATAAAAGCCGTTGTACTTTACTTCACCTTTATCAGCAATAGTGTTTGTATCACTTAGATCAGCACCCAAGATATTATGAGCACCGTTCGTTTCATTTAATCGAGCGGTCCATTGTTTGTAATACTTATCTTTCTTTCGAAATTCCGGATCTAAAACTTGATTCTCTGCACTATCAATCGAGATATTAGAAAATATCCGAGGATTAACATCATAAGAAACGCCATCTGGTACAATCCAATTAATCTCTCCGGATCCCAGAAAATTATTCTCTGCAACACTAATATCTCCTGTAGATATTGCATACCAACATTTATCTGGCTCATCGCTAAAAATCAATGGCTTTGGATCTTTTTGAGCTAGTATCTCGGCAAGCGCTCTCCGCTTTTTTATAAGGTCATAACGTAACTTGAATCCCATTGGTATCGTTTTACGACCAATTGAGCGGTCTACGTATTTCTCACCGTCTGACCGTCCAACTTTTTTTGTGTTGTATTCGATTCCTGGTAGCAATCCCCGATCAAGAGAGGTTACTATCATATACTTTGTAATATCATATCCTGCATAAGTTACTGTAATCAAGTTATCCCCTCCTGACTTCTTTTTTGTCTACGCTGTATTCGCAAAATTTCTTGGTTTACTGGTTGAGCAATGGCTTTTACTATTTCTCTTTCGCCTATTTTAAAGCTTGCTTCAACGGGCCTGTTAGCAAGCTTATCAATTGCATCGGTCAAGCTAGTTAGAAAGCTAGTGCTATCAGCGAAATTACGAGCAACTTTCGCTTGATTAACTGGTTTATTTAGATTTGCTATTATAGCTGAGTTTTGCTCCGGCTTTAAACTACCACTCATTAACGCCTTCATCGCTGGTATCTCTGTTGGAATATTGCCAATTAAATCATTGAAATAATTGGAATCAAATTCAGACTCAATACCTCTTTGAAGTTCATTTGCCCATGTAGAAACATCCGACTTAACATCAGAGAACCCGTCTGTAAGACCTGTTTTCAAGCCGGCTACTAATGCCAGTCCGTTTTCAATCAAAACTTTCTTGTCATAAGGGATTGGCCCTTTCAAACTTGCGATAGTATCAGCCCAGCCAGAAACAGTTCTCTTAACCGATTCAAATCCTGATGTCAATCCACTCAGTAAACCGTTTACCAAAGCAATACCGTTATTAATCAATGCACCACCTGGCAGAGCACCAACTAACGCACTTAACAGATTTGCTCCAGCCTCTTTCATAGCTGCCTGATTATTACGAATATTATTCGCAAGTCCATTAACAAGAGTTATCCCTGCTTTGAAAAGACGATCTTGCGCTCTCAAAACACCTCTTACTGCAGCATCAACAATATCCATGCCTGCTTCAACAATGCGATTTATATTATTCGCAATTCCACGTAAGATTTGAACAATTAAATTAACACCAGCTGTCACCACTGCACTAGCTTTTGACGCCATTCCATTAATAAACTGAACAACAAGATTTAAAGCTGCCGAAACTAAAGCAGGCATTTTTGAAGCTAGTCCATTCAGTAGTTTGACAATAAGGTTTGCTCCTGCAACAACAACTTTAGGCAGTTGCGAGGAGAGCGCATTTAAAAATGTCACTATCAAAGTTCCTACAGCCGTTACTAAATCTGGAAGCTTTCGAGTTATTCCGTTAATAACAGCAATTAGTAATGACATACCTGCAACAATGATATCTGGTATATACGCTGTTAATGCAGTAATCCATGTCAGAATTAATGAAGCAGCAGATTCTATCAAAGCTGGAATCTGTTGTGTGATTCCGTCTAATAAAGCCAAAATCAATGCTCCACCTGCAACAATAATCTGAGGTAGTCCAGCGGTTAGTGATGCAAGTAACGAAACAATAATCGCTGTTGCTGATAAAGCTATTTGCGGAATCAAAAGCATCATTGAGCCAGTAAATGCAAGAATTAGTTGACTAGCTGATAAAGCGATTGAAGGTAGACCTTGAGCAATTCCAGAGACTATCGCAGCTACTATTCTTAAACCGCCTGCAATAACGCCTGGAAGTGCACTCGCTATTGCTGTTAGAATCCCCTCAATCGCTTTCCCGGCTGAACTTCCAATTCTCGGCGCATTATCTGCTAGCCCAGTAGCTAAAGAGTCAAAGCCACTAATTATTTGATCTATTCCTTTTGAAACATCCCCACCGCCAAGAGCTTTTGCTATCAATTCAAATGCCTTTATAAATAGTCCAATAGGACCTAACAATCCAAGAAATACTGCTTTCAAGACTTTAAGAGCAACTCCAAAAGGATCGATTGATTTTTTACCACTCTTAAATCCGGTTATTAAGGAACGGATTCCTGAAGCTATTTTGGTCATGCCGTTCCACAGACTCTCAGGAAAGACTTCTAAAAAATCTGCTTTTAAATCTGCTATACTTACAGATAAGTCATTAAAAGATATGGCTTTAAAAGCTTTTGCCAAAGTTAAAATGCCTTGTACTATTCCTTTAGTATTTTGAGCAAAAGTAGTCATTCCTTTCCATAATGATTCGGGAAATAGCTTCACAAATTGATTATGAAGATCTGACACACTCACACTAAAGTCGTTGAATACAATCGCTTTAAATGCTTGAGCAAGTAATTTAATACCTTTAACGACATCCCCAATAGGTGCCATAAAGGTTTTTAAAGTCTTTACAACACCGTCTACTTTAGATCTAAACGTATCGCTCGTTTTATAAAAGTACACAAAGGCAGTAACTAAAGCTCCAATTGCAGCTACAACTAGAAATGCTGGATTTGTTAAAATAGCTAATCCAGCTTTAACACCTTCGAATATTTTTCTCAAATTTTGGAATTTATTTGCTGCCAGATAAGCTGTTCCGAAAGCTGCAGCCAATGTTGTTACTGCTCCAACCACTACATAAACAAGTGCCGGGTTCTCTCGAAATACTTGAGCAAGTTTGGACATGGCTCCACTAACTTTTTGAACAATATCCAAAAATGGTTGAAGTAGAGGAGCACCAAAAGCAGCGCCTAAATCTGTAATAGCTTGCTTCATGTTTCCCATAACGTTTTCGAGTCCGCCACCTTCACGTGCTGCTTGACCTAGTGCTCCGGACAACTTATTCCCATCTTCGACCATCTTCAAAAGCGTTAACTGCTTCTGGGCTTCGGATAAATCATTAAATGACTTGCCATACAGCTTGTTGGCAGCTGCATTTCGTGTTGTTTCCGTTGAAGAAATACCTAGCGCCGCATCATTTTCATAATTACCTTTTAAGTATGACTGCAAGCTTTCGGAGACTTCATCGATTGATTTATCGTAAAAAGCTGCACTATCAGCCGCTGCTTTTGTTGCTCGACTAGTTAAATCCAATGCATCGGCTGTGTCCATTCCTGTTGTTTTGGCAAATGCAGCCATCGAAGTAAATGCCGGTTTTAAACGATTAGGTAATATATTCGTCTCTTTTGAAATTGAATCAATGCTACCTTGAGCATTTTTTTCTAAATTTCCAAAAACTTGAGAAAACTGCGCATCCATCGCTTGCATATCGGCCGCTGACTTAATCGAAAAACCAGCTACAGCTGATCCAACAGCAAGAATGCTTAAACTAGCCTTTTTGGCAAATTCTACTGATTGTTCCGAAAGTGAGTTGAAGGCTTTGGATTTCCCAATAGTATTATCTAGTTGCTGAGCCGCTTCATTACCAAACTCTTGATACTGTTTTCGAGCTTTGGCAGTATTAAATTCGACATCAATAATTACCGAACCATCATTCATCCTCCACCTCACCTCTCTTTTCTTGTTGGTTCAACATATATTCACGTTTTTGCTTGAGATCCATCATTTCAAATTCAATGTTTGAGCGATCTTCCTTTAAAGCCACCGCAAGCTTCGCTTTTCTAATTTCTTCAATCTCGCTTGGTGTAGCTTTTTCCGGATAGTCCATCATTCGAATCTTGATGACATTTTTAAATTTGGTGTTCTCTGATAGACCAGCTAACAAATGGTTGAACTTATCCCAATGAAGTGATCCCTTTTCTCTTTCTTCCATCAGATCCATGCCATAGTCCATCAAAAAAGAGGAATAGATGTAGCCGGAATCCTGTTCGAATTCGTACCACTTCTTTTCCTCGTCTTCTAAAATGTTTCCTTTTAAATCACGTTTTACTGTTGTACTTTCCACTTGCTCGCCCGCAATCCGTTTAATAATTGCATTAGATAACGGTACTAAGTCATCTTGTGGAATTATTGATACCAGATTTTCAATGCTTGTTGGTGGATCATCTGACCATGGAATTGATACAATTAAAATAATAGAATAAAGAACTTTGTCCATCTCGGATAAATCCGGATCTTTCCACATCTCATACCATCGAAGAACACGAGAAAACTCGAGATTTAGTTCATATTTGTTGTTATTGATGATAATCGAATCATCAATTCCCCAAGCAAGAGATAATGCCATAAAGCATCACCTCTATTTCTTTTTACCGTCGATATAGGATTGTGCTTTTTGTTTTGTTTGAAGCTTTTTATACCGTTCAGCAACTTCAAGGAATGCCCCAACTACCAAATCTATATCTTCATCGGCAGCATACATCAACTTTTCAAATGCCCCTTCTCCTAAAACTAGATCAATAACATTTTTTACAACTAGCTCAACCTTCTTGTTTGCTTCAACAATAGCTCCATAGTCACCAGACTTGGATGCTTCATTAATTGCCTTCTCTTGTTCTTGAATACCTTCAAGCATCTTAGGTAAAGCTGCTAAATACTGATCACGATACTTCTTGCCTGTCTTGATTTCAAAATCTAATCCAGCAATTCGTACCGGTTGGACTTGTTTTTTAAAACCAACTTCAATTAATTTATTTGTCATGAATGATTCCTCCTAAAATTTTTATGTAGAAAAAGGCTAGCAAACGCTAGCCCTCAGGGACCGTTCCTGGTTTTGTATCTTTTGGCAATCCGTTAAATGTCACTGTACATTCAAAATTTCCACGAGTATTTGCATCTCCACCCGTATGAACAATACCAGATAAAGTTGCCTCACCTTCGCGAATACGTCCGTCCGGTTCAGTGTGTCGGAAATAAACAACACGATCAACACCAGTTTTAGTTAAACGATCACGTACAAATTCCTGAGCTGGATCATCAGCGTATTTTCGATGTCCAGTAAATGCGTAAGCACTAGATAATCCAGTAACTTCGGTTTGCTTACCACCTTTGTCGCCATAATAAGAATATTCTTCCGTATCCTCATCGTTACTAGGATCTACTGTCTGGATTCCATCCGCTAACTCAAACAAGGTTGGTTCTGCGTCCCCAACAGGAACTGCCCCAATTTCGTATTTGTTCATCCAGTTCGACAGAAAACCAGTCTTATCGGCAAAAAATTGTAAATTCATTTTCATGAGTTTTCCTCCTACTTAGTAATATTTACTCGAACAGTAAGCACATAGATATACGCATCATGTTCTTGTATTCCTAGATTTCTAGGTTGTGTATAGACTTCGCTCGACTCAAATAAAAATGAGCCATCACTCGAGCGGAGTGTGACCCATTCCTCATTTTCTTTTCTTGGCAATTTATCAAAGCTATCTGCAATCTTCCATGCATCATTAAATGCTTGGGTTTGATCAGTGTTCTTGATAGTAATTTGAACCATAAAAGGGATCTGTCTATTTCTAGCTAGGTCTTTCTGACCTTGGCCAGTAGCAATCCCTTGAATAGCCAAATCTCGTTCATTATCTTGCGGAGGTTTATCTTCCTGAATGATCTGCTTGCCATCACCTGTTAATCTTGGCGTACTTAATCCCAAGGATCTCAAATGATCAGCAATTTTCGTAAACAAATCCATCACAACGCCTCCTTGATTGATTTCTCAGCCACAGCTAATACCTCATCCATATCCTGAGCTTTAGCAACCTCAGCCCATCGTATGGATGCTTGAGGATTGTGGTTTTTAGATGGAGTTCCCCTATAATATGCGTACCCAGCATACTCTGTACCCCATACCAGTTTTCCTTTTGGGAAATCACTATCAACCCAAACACTAGCTTCGGTTGCCCCAGTGTCTTTCTTAACATACTGATTAGCCGCTTTAGCAAATGCGATTGCGGTCGGATTCAGAGCGGATTCGATAGCTCTCTCAATACGATCGAAATTACCTTCAAATCTTCCGCTCATTGCAACATCACCTCAATATGATGTGGATTTAATTGGTCAGTGAACACCTCGTAGCATTCAACGATTTTTAGTTTGCGGTTTTGAAATGTGATTGTTCCGTCTTCGCTTGGATTAACAAAAGGTTTTGAATTAACAGCATCTATATATAAAACACCGTTAGTCAAAACCTCTGTATTATCCATTTTTACAATTCTTTTTCGCTTAGGAGTAAACCTTACATGTTCAATCTTTTGTGGTTTAGGCAGTTCACCACTTCCCATTGAGCCATCATCATCAGGCTTTGGAGCTTGATAGATAACCTCATGGATCAACAAGTGTTTAGGTATTGGCTTAAATGACACCGATCCTCACACTCCTTTTTCTCAAAAGACCGGTTCCCTCTAAATATGAAAGACAACTCGGAGCGACCCGATTGGCTTGCTTACTCGTTGACGTTGTTGCGCCGGAATAGCTAAACCCACCGATAGAAGCGCTTTGACCGCTCAAAGTATTTCCTGTAACATCAAGATCTATACCTTCAACTTGATAGTATTCTATTTGAGCACAACAAGCTTTTTTAATCAGCAGCTGTACATGTTCGGAAAATTTATCCAAACCGATTTTAGGCACTTGATAATCTGTCAAAGAGTCAATAATGTCCGAAGCCCTTTTGGATAGACGAGAAAAGTCCTTATCATCAACAGGAGTTCCCTCGTAATCATTCTTGTAAAAGGTTTCATCAACATAAGGTTCAGACATGATCTTCACCTACTTTCCTTTTTTGTCTTCCTTCTGATCGCCTTTGCCGGCTTTCTTGTCATCTTTCTTTTCTTCAACACGTTCTAAGAAAGAATCATCTAGATTTACAGCAACTTCTTCAGCACGTTTAACGGTCATATCAATGACCGTCCCTGCTTCATAAACTTCTTTAGTTTCTTTATCACGGAATTTTTTTAAAACGTTGTATTTTGCCATGTTTTTCACCGTTCCCTTTATTATCCTTCTGGAGTAGCATCAATACCGAAGTAAGCTAGTGCTTTAGGTTCACGAATGATGAAGTCAATATCATCAAGCATGAAGTGATATGTTGCCTGTTTTGCAACGGCACGGCTGTCTTGAGCAGCGGTTGTCAATGTAACAGTCAAACCAGAAACGACAGCAAGGTTTTCATAAGGAGTGAACAGAATTACATTGTTTTCCATAGACTCAACAACTTCGACTCCAAATCCACCGATATTGCGTAGAGCACCATCCACGAGTACTGCATCACCCAAAGCGGTATTCCGATTTTGTAATTCAACAACATAGTTTGTTGCTGTTGCTTGAGACATAAAGAACTTAAATGTTCCTTGACGCAAATATTTCGGTTCAATTCTAGCAGTTGCAGCAGTTAGTTCTTGAATAGTCGGCAATTTTGCACCTTCTACTTTTACTTCAGCAGATGCTTTAGCCATTTTGATATAACCGTCATTTAATTTCACGAATGGATCAGTAGAAGATTCATCCCCATTGAAAGCTAGATCTTGTAAATCTGCTGCATATTGTGCTTGCATCAGCGAAAGCAACGCTTGACGGACATCTTGCCCACGTGTACGAGCAGTATAAAATGTATTGCTGTTCTCGATCCATGTATCTAAATAAACCGGAACAAGAGAAAATGGTACTGTATCTTCTTCTTTGATATCCGTACCAGTATCTTCAGTGTTAATACCTAGATGCTTTTTCAATGTACGTTTTTTAACGCCTAACTTATCCAAAGATCCTGTGCCAGATTTGGCAAAATGGACAAATAATTTCCCGATAGTTCCAGCAGTTGCAACAGCATCTAAAAAGAATGCTCGAGCATTGTCTTCACGTAAGGTAACATTGTTACCAGCTTTCAGGATTGCATTCATTTGTTTTAATAGTGTTTCGTTTGATAAAACGTTTGTCATTTGTGTTTCCCCCTTATTCAGAAATTGGGAAAGCAGCGTCCACATAAGATGGTACAACCGATTTCTCAACTGTTTCTGTGTAATTTTGTTCTGCATTGTTGCTGATTCGAGATTTTTCTAGATTCTCGATCTTCGCATTCAAAGGTGCTACAGCTTCTGAAACAGCCTTAGCAATAGCATCAGTATCTAATTCAACGCTAGCTTCTGAATTCGCTGTTTCTGGTTTTTCATCTGATTTATCACCTTTTTCCAAAGCTGATAAACGATCGTTTACTGGTTTCAGCGCTTCTCCGAGCGCTTTTTTTAACTGTTCTTCTGTCATTTCCTCGTCCTCCTCAGAATTTTTTGTACTAAAAAAGGACTTAACCGTTTCGATTAGTCCTTGTTTGGTAACAGATTTAGTTGTATTTATTGTACCGATAAGCGTGGATAACTCGCCTATTTCTGATTGAATGCTAGCAACTTTTTCCGCATCGCTGTCTGTATAGTTGTCCAAGATAGACCAAGTGGCCGATCTAAAAGCATCAATCGCCGCATTAACATCACGGTATGTTTTCCCTCTTTCAAAATTGTCGGTAGTCTGCTTCTGAACTTCTTCTACTTGAGCAGTTCCGGCTAAAGAATAGCCTGTGAACTCACCTTTCTGAATCGATTCCCACATTTCATCAGTTGCCTTTGTAACAAGAACCCACGTGCCTTTTGTAATTGTGGTATCTCCAATATTCATATCTACAGGAGCAACATAACTCTCCACTACCTTTCCGGCATTTGTGGTGAAATCGTGTTGTTTGTCAATTTGTTGATAATCAGCCATGAATCCATGAGCGGCTTTCTCAATCGTCTCAGCATCCATGTAATCTCCATGAACATCTTCAACGTCTGGCTCATAAACAACACCATATACCAGTTTTTGAGGATCGTCAGCCTTGGTAACCAATCTAACTTCTGTTTCAAAAGTAGGTTTCAGTTCTTCGGCAGACTTAGTAAGAAAGAATGATTTTTTATTTGCCGCCTTATCCACATATGAAACGTGTGTGACAATAACATTTTCCAATTTTCGCATTTTCTCACCACCTTTCAAGGTTATATCCTGTATCAAAATTTATTAAAAAAAACTTACATTTGTTATATACTTTATTTGCCGGCAAGTATTCTGCCGAGTAAAAAATAGAAAGTTGGTAATATATGGAATTACCTATTGAAGATTTAAAACCTGTTTATTCAAAACTAGTAACAAAATCGGCTTGGAGTGCTCTAGACAGCTATACTTTTTTGATTGAAGCTATTCTACCCGAAAAAGAAATAACCGAGGAAACAAAGAACAGATTAATGCGAGTATCAATGACTCATCTTTCAGAGGCTTTTTCATTAGTCTCCCAATTTCAAATGCTATATTCTTTAGATAGTGATGATAGAGATGTGATAGAAGACTATATAAATCAATTCTACAGTTACAACAAAGAGTTTTTAGACTGCGAAGAAACCAACCATAGTCACAGCCATACTATGGAATACTTTAGAAATTTCAGCAAAACATTTAAGCCAATAGCATCTTTGTTAGATATTAATTTAGACTATTTAGTAGAGAGAGCTAATAGCCACTTTTAATTTCCGGCACCATAAAACAATGACAGTGAATAGATTCTTTAGCAGATAACATAGGGTCACGAGGATAACGGCAGCTTTCACCATTAACGATGAAGTACTCGCCTTTAACAACTGTTTGACCGTCCATCGCCTCGTGGCCTTTTCTAGGTTCTTTTATACCATGTGTATGTCGCCAAGTCATGCCAATAACAGCATCATTTTGCATGAACGCTTCATACTGGCTGCCTGAGTACATTCTTAAACCCTCGGTGATTGCCGTTCTTCTAGCACGTTTCCGAGAGAACTCAGGTAAAGATGAAAGTTTTCTTTCAAGCCACCGAATTCCTTTGCCTTCATCGAAAGATTCTTGAATTAAATCAATGATGACATTTTCTGTGGTAACATTCATAAGTTTAGGCAGATTCTTAAGCCATTTTTCAACATCCCGATAGTGTTTAGTACGATAATCAAATTCTTCTTGTCCATCGTATTTAGTGTTGAACTCATCAAATAAACCAAAGAAAGTCTTTCTTAATTCAGGAATGACTTTATTTTTCATATTTGATTTAAACGACCTTCCTCTAAGCATGACCTTGATAGATAATTTGGTGGGTTTTTTTTCCGTTTCTCCAGGAACTTCTGTACTTTCTCCCAGACTTCTTCATAGTCAATCTGTAGCGTGTCATCCATCTTATCCTCGGTTTGCAAAATATACTTGAGCAAAATCGGAACAAATAAAAAGCCAGCCTTTTCTAAAAGCTTGGCTAATTCTTCATCTTCTTCTTTTTTTAGCTGTAAAGCGGCTTTGATTAATTCTTCATCATTCATCAGCCTTCACACTCCGGATCATACGTCGAATACTTGCAGCAACTTCACTTACCTCTCCTTCGCCATATGCTTTGGATACGTCTAATTCACCAAGATTTAAAGCTGATGAGGTTGTTTGATTCTTTAACGGATAATTGTACTCGTCACCTTCAAATGCCTCTAGCGGCTTATTTAGGGCTTTAGAAAGAATATCTCTCAGATCATTCGGAGCCACGGCATTTGCTTGGATAGCCGGTGTGAGAATTGCCTTCACATCCTCCATATTCACTAAATTGGAGGATTTAAGGAATACTTCAACGTATTTAAACTCATATTCTCTAAAAAGCGAATTGATACGCCAATCGTAAGATTCACGCATGGGTTGAAATACTTGTTCTTCCGTCAGCTCCTTTGCCGTTTCTGCAGTAGCCCTCGTGTAATCACTAGACCGAGCAACATAGATTGGCGGCAATCTGAACGCCCCAAGAACTGATTCAATGACGTTTTCATCATACTCAAGAAACAAAGCATCTTTTTGTAAAATGTCTGCTAATTTCTCGATATTGATAGATGGCTTGAATTTATCTTCTCCCGCCCCTATCATCTCTTCAGATGGACTCACCTTCTCAGCTTCCAGCAATAAAAACTTATGCTGATTCTCTTCTCCGCCAATTGCATTCGCATATGCTTGTAACGTAGCTTCTGATTCTTCGGTTAATTGGGCATTTTCCAGAGTGATAGCGAGTGGGATATGCCGTCCTTGTGTGAAGTACCTATAATTCAGTTCATCAGCCTTACGATTTCCCAGAATCTTAATTAAAGGACCGATCCAACGAGGTTTACCATACGGATCTTGAAAGTCGCCATTTTTCAGATGAATAATTTCTGTTGCAGTTCCTTCTCCCTCTGCTGCAATGCTGCCGTTTACGTTTAAGGGTGTAGGATCACCAAAAGTTTTAAACCACGTACCAGATTCTGTTACAGAATCATCCATAGAGTCACGGAATACAAAATAGCGGACTTTAATTTCCGTTCCATCTGCATTTACTACTCTATTTAGTTTCGTAACAGTCATATACTCAGGTTTGACAGAATCAATCCCTACAACGTCACCTTTCAAATTTCGAATAACTTCAATGTAGCCATTACCGCATTCTTCAACGTGTCGGATTACCTCTTCAATTACTTCTTTTGGCGGACGTTCAAAAGATAACTCCTTAAGAAGAATATCCAATTGATTCCATTCTGCCTTCATTTCTGCTGTTTCTTCGGTAGCATCTACTTTATACCGTAAACCAAAACCAAATCCAGCCACGTTCGTTACATAAGCTTCAATAGATTGATTTAGAATGTCGGAAATATCGGTAATTGATCGTAGAGTAGCAATATCATAAGGCGGAGACAATTGCGTCAAATCTCTTCTTTGATCAAGTCCGCCTTCCGATTTAAATCTTAATGATCGTTTTTTCTTGATGCTAACGTCCTTTTTGATGTACTTATCTGGAACAGATCCTTTTGTTCCACCACTAATGATTTTTGATGTCAAGAAACCACCTCCTAAAATGCTGTTTTTCTATTTGTACGTCTTTTCTTGACTTGCTGACCTTTCCGTCTCTCTAACTCAATAGAGTATCGTAGCATAGCCATTGCATCATCAAAGAAATTCACTGGTTCATCTGTAAAGGTATTGGATTTCTCATCCTTTCTCCATTTCCATTGCTGAATTTCCTTGATTGTATTTGTACAACTTGGATGGATATGTATGCGCATCTGCTTTAAATAATCAATCTGAGCTGACACGCTTCCAGGCTCTTTTACAACTGGTTCAGCATGATATCCGGCTTTACGCCACATTTTAATTCGATCTGGCTCAGCTGAATCACACCACATAACTAGCTTCTTATTGATTCTTTTGTCATCAGCAATTGCAATGAGTTCACTTGTATCTTTTTCAAACTCATAGATTTCACGGCACAAAAAAAGCTCACCATCTTTAAATCCAATCTCACCAATAGCATTGGCATGATTGAACCCGAAGTCTTGAGCGTTAACCATGTAATCAAAACGTTCTGGATTCGTGTTGAAGTTTTCCACAATGTAGTTAGTAAGTATAAGTCCACCAGACTCACCCCATTCACCGAGCCCGTAGATTTGATAACCATCTGGATCACGTTCTTTCCTCATCATCATACGTCTGTGATAAGCTTCATCAATAAATCGATTCTGTAAATATGTTGATTGATGAGTAAAAATGTCTGGATGTGTTACATCAAAATACTTTGCCTTAATCCAGTGAGTAGCTGATACCGGGTTAAAAGTAAAAGTCATTTGATAGTAAAGATAAGGATTGAAATCCAGATTACCACGTAAACGGTCATCAAGGATGTCGACATCGGCTTCATAAAGTTCTGTCGCTTCCTCTATCCATATCCAAGTAAGTTTGCCACGATCAAAAGTGATAGATTTTACTTTTTCCCGCTGGCCATCATCTTTCATCCCTCGGAAAATCACTTGGTTTCCGGTAACCTTTGACTCAAGCATCATAGGTGATGACTTAATGGACCAATATTTGTGATAGTCAGCCCCATAAATTTTGTAAATTGCTGATTTTAATTCAGCATAGGTACTATCTTTGTTCGATTCTGCTACTTTACGAACGCAAAGAAGGTTCGCTCCTTTATATTTGGGATCTCCAAGTTTTATGATATAGTCTTGCGCTGTATTTACTGACTTTCCAGAACCCGCTGATCCTTTAGCTAATCGATATCTTTTCCTAGTGGTATTATAGGTTTGGAAATTTCGGTTAAATTGTACCTTAACTATCATCTGGCGTTTCGTTTTCGCCATCGCCATAATCAACCACCACCTTCAGATCCATATTGCCATCAAGCTCCACTTTATCTGTCCACAGACTGTACCGCTTGCCAAGAAGTTCAGCTGCTCTTATACGGTCCTTGTTAGCTACTTGCACATCTTCTATCGTTGAACCGTATTCAGATCCTTGAAAGACTACCGTTTGATCTGTTTCTTCTCCTCGCATAACCTTACTCAAATATTCCAGGACCTCTTCTTGATTAGCAATCTTTTCTGATTGCAGCTGTTCAAGTCTTTCATCTATATATTGTCTAATGTCAGGTTTTGTCAGGTTCTCACTACCTACAGACTTAGCAGTTCGTTTACTATACCCAGCAGAAATAGCGGCTTGAGTAGCATTACCGCTGATAATGTACTCATCCGCAAACCTACGTTGTTTTTCAGTTAATTTCACTACTCTCACCTCGCAATCTGTGTTTGTTTTGTAATTCTATGTATAAAAAAAGACCTCAAGTGAGGTCGAATAATAAATCTATCTTATAGTTCTAATGTATTCCAAAATTTCTTTAGTTTGAATGACTCTTTATTCAAGCTGTTTTCTATATCTAATAACTTATCGAAAGCAACTTTTAAGCTCGGAATGTTTTCTGGTTTTGAAAGGTCTATATTATCATGTTCTAATAGTTTTTCTATTTTTGACATAAAGTAGTTTAAATTTTCTACGTTTCTTTTTAAATATGGCGAATATACATCAATCAGAAGTACCAAATCGCCGATTGGAAAAGGGCTTCTATGAAGATTTAAGAAGGCTAAATCTAAAGAAGAACGCTCATAATGTAAAATATCCTCACCAAATTTATCCCCTTTTTCCATACGTTCAATCAAAGGAAAACTAATCTCATCTTTGAGCTTGTGTAGATCGGACACGCTGATAATTTTCTCAATGTCAGCAATTGTCTCCGCCCTAGTTTCTTCTTTTATTTGTTGAATTTGTTTATTACTCAATCTCCATTGTAAAATGCCAGCAAATGTAAGTACAATCGCCAAAATAGCAAGAAATATTGCAAAAAAGTTATTTTGCTGGGACATCATCTGCTTAACAGATTCTACATATTGTTCACTATTCACTTATGAATCACTCCTTTTCTATATAATATCAAGAAATCGAGTGACACCCAATAGAAAAAAACAGCCCCGAAGGACTGTTTAGTAGGAAGCACCAAAGATCATGTGAGTAATCTAATTGACAACTCCCAATTGACAGAGGTGGATTTGAACCACCGACCTTACGAGTATCCGTCGTACGCTCTACCAACTGAGCTATCTGTCGGGCTTAAATAGATTTTCTTGATGGGTTTAAGGTTATCAGCCTAAATTAATTACATCTTACTTTATCTAGAATTTTCAGAATAACCATCAAGTCACTAATGCCAATCAGGAATGCAGGATTTGAACCTGCGACCTCTACTGCCCAAAAGTAGCGCTCTACCAAACTCAGCCAATTCCTGAAAAAGACGGCTAGCGAATGAAGAAAAGGAGTGAATTCAACTCCATTCTATTGTAGATTTTTTGTCGCCGTCTTAGTTTAAATACAGGGCGCTGAAAATGAAATTCAGAAAGGAGAAATCTGCCAACAATCATAAAGGAGTGCGCCCTGTTATTTACAATAATTGATAATACAATAATACTACGTAAAATCATTTAAAAACCGCAGTATTTCCACATAAAAACCACATCGATTCAGCAATATTCTATTAATTTTCCTTTTCGATAGGCTTCAGCGAATTCAATCAAGGCAGTTGCCTTGTAATCTTCGATTGTCCTGACCGAGTAACCCATTTGCTGAGCAATTCCAACATTTGAGTATCGATCAACAGTGCAATACGAATAATACAAAACTTGGCGACTATCTATTCCCAACGCCAAAAGAGCTACTACAATAGCATCCCTTTCTGCCTCTGCATCCATCATCTGGATGATCGCATCTTCTGATTTGTTGCCGTTGCTTGGTGTTTTAGGCATATCAGTGATGATCGGTGAGCGGACATCAATCTTAGATCGACCAGCAATCCGCTCCAACCGACGATAATTTCTCAAAATGCTTTTTGCATTCTGCCTAGTCCTACGAAAATCTATCTCTCTTAATAGCATCATTGCTCAATCGCCCCTTTATTTGGTATAATGAAATTACCTTGGCGGGTACAAAATCATTATTTTGTTGGGCATTGGGCAACTGCTTAATGCTTTTTTATTTTGCTTTCGTTTCAATTTCTTTTATTTGTTCCATCAGTATTGTTTCCACTATCAAAGCCATCTTGTTCCATAAAATAGCTTCCTCCATAATCTTGCTCCTTTTTATCTATAGACTTACCGACAACTACACAGATAGCTACTAAAAAGACAAATCCTGTGAACCCTAACACTGCAACTGTCATTTTCACCCTCCACTTTCGATCGCATTTTTTACCATTGGATCACGATATAACATTTTGTATTTGAATTGCTCGTGCTGCAGCTGTTCTTTCAACTGTTCAATCTGCTTCTGCTGGTCAATTATTGTATAGGATAGCCAACTTAGACCAGCGATCGATAACAGTATTATGATGATGGATAGACTATCATTCATTTGCTTATTCCTACTCTTAATCTTCGTCATCTATATATTGACCTTCTTCCAAAATACTATAAGCCGTAGCTCCATCTGCATTTTCAGTTTCTCCGAGGCAGTCATCATCTAAAAAAGCAACATATCCTGTTGGATAGAGAGTTACGCAGTCTTTGTGATAATACTCATCATCCACTTCTATTACTTCATCATCCCATTTGAAATAGTCGGAACATGCTTTACATTTTTCCATAGTTACCTTATCCCTCCTGTTCGCTATCGCTGACGATTGACAAATTAAAGTTTAAATATTAGATAAAAAAATAGTCAAAATGAAATAAATCAAGACAACATTTTTTAACTATTTACAGTAGAGACAGTTGATGTTAGCCAACTTTGAGTCTATTTGTTAAAATAAATTAAATGTTTAAAAAATAATTTTCTGAAAGGAAGTTTTATATTGGAAATACTGGTCAGTCTTTTTTCTTTAATAATATCTTTTGTTCTAGCTTACAGAGTTTTTTATCAAGAACGAGCTTCTATCACCGTTATTCAAGATCATAGAGCCGCAAGAAGTTTTTCTTTTTCATTTGATGGATGGTCGTATACAAACACCAAGCGTTCTCCAAAGTATCCCGATCCATTCTCTGGTAATCAGTATAGAATACTATCAGAAGTGCTAATTACAAATAATAGTTCTCTCCCCATTTCAATAATCAGTTTCACACTAAATGATGCTTTGTCCTATGATTCATATGTGGATGGCGGAAACTATTATTTAGTTACAACTAGCGAAACCTCTAAAACATCTTTAGGTAGCCCAGATTCTCCAATAAATTACTTAAAACCGAACTTTACTATCGATCCATATACAAGTGTAAGAGGAAATATTTTTTCAATCTTAGTTATTCAGAAGATTTCTTTAAAATGGATAATCATGATCTTAAGATCCATACTTCTAGAGGCGTTTTTAATTTTGAATTAAAAGTTCCAAATCATATAGAATCAATCAGTCCTTATAATCCTTTTCAAGATGAAGAATTTGGTTAAAATTAATTTCTTTATCATTTATTATCAAATCAGATTGTTCAATAATTCTGATTATGCACTTCCTTGTTCATTATCTTCTTTATGGTATAATTTAGACAGGAGGTAATCACTTAAAACTACAGAGATGTAAGTCCAGTGATTGAGATTAAAAATGTTACAAGCATTTTTGTATATCTCAGATTCTTGTTGATTTCTTTAAAGAATCGTACAGCAATCTCCTGAGAAGCCTTCATGGCTTCTTTTTTTCTTTAATCCTTTATCTTGGTGGATTGCTGACCATGTAATTAAGAGCCTGGTCTACGTAGTGCATGACTTGAATGCTATCAACGTTCACGCCTTTATCTCTCAATGCATTTAACATATTGGTTAAATATTCTGCTCGTGTGGTTAGTGCATACCAATAGTCTTCGGCAGTTAGATCAGCCCATTCTTCGATTATTTCTCTTTCAACAGTGCATAAAACCGAATCAACTAATAGTTTTTGACGTTTTATTTCTGTCATTAAAATTCCTCGCATTCCGTAATATCTTCCGATTACAAACTCCTTATCTAGCCAAAACCATATTTTTCAGCTTAACAACAGTTTGATCACCAAGAACTTTCTGCCGCCATTCATCTCTTTCTTTATGACAGACAATAATTCTCACATGTGCAGATTTCTCGTAAATTTTCAGACATTCTGCTCTAACCAGTCCCGAAAATCCTTCGATGGCACAGTTGTATATTTTGCCGACTTTTACTTTCGTTTTTGCTGGTCTGACCTTCGGTTGAATCTCAAAGCGACGTCCCTCCGGATGAATGACAAAAGTGTCTTGTAATCTCATGGTTTTTCCTCCTAAAGTGGTTGAATTTCAATTTCTGTTCGTGGGTTCCAACTGTATACCTTGCGACTAATACTCACAGCAATCTGTCCGTCATCCTTATACAAAATGCCGTTTACTGCATCGGTTACAGCTTTAAAGTAATTGTCAATGTCTGGCTTCTTATCGCAGTACATGGTCTCATCATCAAGCAAAGTCCTGTTTTTCTTTACTTTCGAGATATAGGCGGGCGGATAGATAAAAAAGCAGACATCAACCATCACAGGTCCTTTCTCAATCAGCAGCGGCTTGGTCGCCATAGCGTGATACTTAACCGCATTTTTGTATGATTTCATTGCTGTTTCCTCGTAAGGAGTCTTACGATACTTGGTGAACCGTGGCCTTGACTGTGGTTTGGGCGCAATAGGAATAATGAGTTTCACTCAACTTGCTCCTTTTGCTGATTCTTTTTGCTTAAATAGGCAGCTAGCTTGGCATCGATTTCAGCCTGTCTCTCTGGAGAAATCTGAGATTCTTCAACTGGATTCTCTGCCCAATCAGGAAGTTGCTCTTCGCGAATTGGCTTTTGATTATAGCTTTGCTTTTTAGCACCTCTTGTCCGTTGGTACTCCCTTGCCTGTTCAATGGTTTTTACGTTAGCGTCTGCCCATTCCTGTAGAGAAGCTGTTAAAAAACTAATGGCTCGATTCTTAGGAACGTCCTTACTACCAGCAAGTTTAATTGCAGCATTTACAAGTTCATCGCCATAAATATCCACCAGATTAAGCAGATCATCGACCTGTATAACATTCGGAAAGAGCCATAACTTTTGAAAAGTTTCAAGAGACGCACTCTCGCTCGCAGTAGCATCTTCTTTTATTTCCTTTTCTTTACTTTCCTTTTCTTTACTTTGTTGATTATTCCCCTGATTAACCGAGTTATTCCGCCCATTAATCGAGATATTCGATCGATTAACTTCATTTGTCAGCAAATACTTATATTCAAGCTCAACTTTTTTACGTTCCTTAGTGGCTAAAATGTATCTGCTTTGAATACCTTTAGAAGTTAATACGGAGTATTTATCAAAAATATCTTTATCAAAGAATTTTACTTGCACGGCTTTTTTCACCAGTTCTTCAACTGTGCCCTCCTTCGTACCAACTTCGTCAGCCACTAAGAACGCAAGGTCGTCATCCCACAAAACGTAATACCCCTCATCTCGATAAATATTAGCCAGCAGGGCGACCAGTATATGAACGGCTTCTTTACCGCATGCTTTAATAATTCTTCGAACTTTTAGATCTGATAAAAAATCGACATCTAGAGGAAAATAATCAAGACCTTTCTTAGTCGGTCTTGCCACGTTTATTCCTCCTAATCAGAGGGAGATAAACTCCCTCATTATTTGTTTAACGGTGGATTTGATGAATCAAACAGACTTTCAATGTTTTCGTTAGTTTCTGTGTCATTAATTGGTTCAGCCTCTTTTCGCTGATTAGTCTCATCGTTTTCAGATATGATAAAACCGTCTTCTTGGACTTCATTCACCACAGTTTCATCGCTGATCGAAGCTCTCTGCATATCGATAGACAAGATTCCCCATTTACTCAACATATTCCTTAGAACAGTTTTTTTAGCCATAGCGTCATAATCTTTTTTCCAGCCAAAATCTGATTTACTGAATTTCCGTTTGTGGGCTTCGATTTCTTGTTTGGTCCAATACACTGTTTTCTTAAAACCGTTTAATAACTCAAAATATCCCACATACCCGATCACTTCATCCGATTGCTTTCCGTTTTGATCAAATTCAAATTCTTCGGTTAATCGATTCCAACCTTTTAATTCGCCTTCATACACTTCGATCACGTTCAGTGCTTTGTATTGACCCGATCGCTGTGCTAATTGAATATACCCCTTATAACCAAGTTGAAACTGTGCCTTCCCTTTGTATGGTACTATCCATGCGTAACCAAGATTTTTATCAACTGGTAAATCAAGTGAAGCGGCAACCATGGCGCTTGTTACGATAGTCATAGGCTCTGTGCTACTCAAATATGAATCATTACTAACTAGATTTAGGACACTGGCCATAAATCCATCTGATTTATCTTTGAGTACATCCTCAAACTTTTTCCTCATTGTTGGTGTATTCATCAATGCTTTAAGCCCTAACTGACCAGCAGCAACTTGTTTTTGTGGTTTCTCAGCGAGCTGACTCTTTAATGCATCATTTGTGGCCATATTATTTAATCTCCTTTTCTGTGAGTCTTCGTGATTCAGTAACGTTGTAGATTTCTTCGTCTTTAGCTACTTCTGGATATTTTTCAGCAAGCTTTTTGCTGTTCATACGTTTCGTAGAAACCAATTTCCATGAAATGATGTTCCTGGGCGCAATACCAATGCTTGCTTTGCGTTTCCCAAGCTCATTGATAATCTCGTTATCAACCTGACGGATAGCCGTTTCAATCTCTTTCTTTGCTTTCTTCAGCTCACGCTTTTGATCAATTAAGTCATCAAAAGAAGCAGGTAACGTTGTTTCGTCTTCCTTAGTGTCCGAATATTTTTCTTTTAAAAACTCGGATGTGGCTTCGCTGCCATCAATAACTGGCTCTTGTCCATCCAAAACATACGTTTCCCAAAAATCCACCAGTCGTTCAGTAATCATGTCAATCAGCTCTTGATCACGATCAACTCGCTTCCAGATGAATTTCTGTCCTCCGATTAGAACAGCGATATAGCAATATTTCTTATTTAATACGTTCATGTAGTGCTGTACTTGGCACAAATAACTTAAAGGAACTTCTTCGCCTTCCCACTCTTTACCAAGAAATGCGTTAGCTGTTTTGCATTCCAAAATGGCGTTTTCTCCAACTACGTCCCGATCAATGTTCGCTCGTAGAAAAGGATGTAGCGGATGTTCAAACACTTGATTTCTTCGGCGGACCTTTTTACCAGTACGTTCTTGAAATTCTTTTGCTACAATTTCTTCTAGGACATTTCCCCAATAAGCTGGCTCGCTTTCTGTATGTTCAAGATTGACTTGTCCTGTTTTTTCTAGCCAAAGTTGATACGGTGATTTCCATTTATTCAGTCCTAAAATAGTGGCAACATCTGAACCGCCTATGCCTTTTCGGCGATCCAACAACCACTCGTCATGAGTCATTTCAAGAGTTGATTTACTCATCGTTTTCTAGCTCCTCTCTTTGAGTCGGTTGTCCCCAACCCGGTGTTGTTAGATACTGATCTAATGCGTTCTCGAAAGAATTCATTGTCATTTCCCCTTTTCTGTTTTAAAATGGAGACAAAGATATTTTCAAAAGAATTTCTTGTGACTTGCTATTGCTTTGGTCGGCTAGCAAGTCTTTTTTCTTTGTCTTGATAATCTTTTGCAGCCATGTCATAGACAATATTTGCGAAAGACCATAAAAATACTAAAACTAATCCTGCTACTACATGAATTGCTGTAAAAGCTACTACAAAAAGCAATAGCGCTGTGACGATAAATGTATCTTTAATTGATCGTTTCATAATCATGCCTCCTTGTAATTGTATGTTCGATTGCGTTCTTCCCATTCCTTCACTTTTTGCAGATCATATTGAAGCATCCCGCTAAGTTTTGAAAAAGGAATTGGATCTACTTTCCGATGTGTTAGTTTAGATAATGTAGGTCTTGAGATTCCTAGATAATCAGCGATTTCTTTAGCTTTTTTCCACTCAACTTCTGAAACCTCTTTTTTTCTCTCAAGCGGTACAACATTCTTCATTTGAGATATTTTCATTCTTTGTCATCCTTTCATGTATCTTTTGCTAATCCAGTGAGGCATACGCTCTTTGATTGCCGTTTGAATTGAAATGTTCAAAATTTTAAGAATGGAAAAGACAATCGCCATTTCAACGATGATTTCATCAAGAAATTCGTCTGCATAATCCCTAATTTCCCTCTTTTCATCATCAGTAAGCATCCGAACTTGTGCCTCAGCTAAAATTATCTGCGCCGCTTTCTTGTGTTCTTTCCTCTCGTTTGACTCTATTTCTTGAAAAATTTCTAGATCATTCGTTGATTTGACATCTGCTAGTTGGCCATCCATTGATTTGAAAAATCCTAAGTATTGGTAACTGATGTCTCCTGTTAATTCATCAGTTGCTTGATACCCATTTTCTTTCATGGCTTCTAGATACTCGATTGCCTTATCAATGGGAACATTGGCTCCGTTAAAATGATCGCTGATTGTTGCATTTGGTGTTTTGGCGTCGATGGCTAATTCTTTCTGACGTTTACTCGAAAGAAATAATGCAAGCTTTAAAGATCGCCCAATTTTTGCTGTTTTCGGCACGTTATCACTCCTTATATTCGTTATTGTTATTGGCCCAAACGGTCAATAATTGCTTAAAATTAATTTAAGCTAAAAGCTTTGGTGTTGAGGCGAACTGCCATTTTTCATCAATATATGAATATATGTCCTGCGCTACATCATCTGTAGCTAAAAAACGAATAATGATTTCTTCAACACCGCCAGTGTTTGTAAACAGTTCGCCTTCAATACCGATAGAGATATTAAATTTACGTTTGATTGCTGGAACAATCATTTCGATGTATCGTTTTAGGAATCCAGAATCGATATTTGCTTTGATTGTTTGTGGTTTGTCTTTCATTTCGACACCTCCTTACGTGTCATTTCGCGTAGTTTAGGTTCAAAAAAAAGAGTCCATTCAAAATCTAAGGCTTTTGCTATTTTCATAGCTTTTTCGACAGATGGTCTCCGTCTCCCTTGCTCTATAGATGAATAAGTTGTTCTCGGAATATTTGATAGCTGAGCAACTTCATCTTGTGTTAGATCTTTTTCTAAACGCAATTTAGTTAACCAGTTTTCCATAAAAATGATTCTCCTTTCAATGTGTCGTATTGCGTACTTTTATATTACTACGCATTTTGACACATGTCAACAAATAATTATTCTTTTTGACACATTTTGTTTTTTTATTTTAACGTACGCGCATTGCGTAGTATCATTATTACATATTGAAGCATTGGAGGTGCTCAAATGTTCGGACACAGACTCATGGATTTAAGGAAGCAAAAAAAACTAACTCAAGCCGAAATGGCAGATGTTTTAGGAGTCGCACGTACTACATATTCATCATACGAGCAAGGTAGACGTACCCCTGATGTTGATATTCAAAATAAAATAGCAGATTATTTTAATGTTAGTCTTGATTATTTACACGGTAGAACCGATTCTACTAATATTGAAAAAGATCCTAATCTTCTCGTTGCAACTCACGTTGATGATGATTTGACTGAAAAACAAAAACAAGAAGTACTAGACTTCATCGAATTTATCAAAATGAGAGATCATAACAAAGAGTAGGTGCTTGGATTTGAATGTTTCTGAAGAATTGATGGCCAAATATGATGAACTTACATACAAGTTTGAAAAAAAATGCCGGATCATCAAAATGGTCTAATTATTGGGAAAACAATATATCTGAGGCCAGGTCAATCTGCAATTGAGCTGGCAACTACTATTTCAGAAGAGATTGCTCACTATTTAACTTCTGTGGGCGATATATCAGACTTAAATAATCCGTTTAATAGGAAGCAAGAAAGAAGAGCTCGTGATATCGGTGCCGTGATGCTAGTTTCGCCTTTTGACATAATAGATTGTTTTGAGGCGGGATGTGTTTCGGTTTGGGAATGTGCTGAACATTTGCAAGTATCTGAAGTCACATTTAAGGATGCAATAAAATGGTATGCGAGAAAATGGAATGGCATCAAAACAGAAAACAACTATACTCTCCTATTTCAACCAAATGGGACTGTTGCAGTTTTAAAATCATTTAATAATTTTTAGGAGATGTTAGCTATGTATATCAGCAGCATTGAAATTAAGGACTTCCGTGCTTTTTCGGATACTAGTAATGAGTCCAACATTCAACTCGGACAATATATTACCTGTTTGGCAGGACATAATGGAGTTGGTAAATCAACAGTCTTAGCTTTACTAAGCAACTGTGGTGAACTAAAGGGGAAAGTTGGAAAGCATTTAAATGGAGATACTTTTCGTGGTGAATACAGTACAATTATCAAAGGAGATAAAAAATTTGATTCCTCAGGTCCAAAATGTACACTACGCTTTTCAGATCTTCCAAAAAATGAGAACACAGACAATCCTTTTGTTAATGAATTAGTGTTCAGGGCCACATTTCAAAACAGTGAATCTGCAAAAGATCATTTTGTAGAGTGGGATGATAAAAACAACTCCATAAGGAATTATCTAGTTAAAACCTATATAAAAAACGAACTAGATAATTTGGAACATCAAATATCATCAAATCAAATAGAGTCATTATCTTCTTACATCATTGATTTAGCAGTTAATTGGAATAAAAAACTAGGTCATGAAACAAGAGAAGTTAAACATGATTTATTATTTAATTCACTTCAATTAAAAATGACCGAGCTCAAAATTATTGATGATGAAACTACATTTAATGTGGTAGTTGAAAATATCACTAGAACATTGTTATTAGAGTCATTTCAAGATTTATTTAGAAACGGTCTGTTTGTGAAACAGCCAAAAAAAGATATTAAAACAAGGTATAGATTAATCCCTCAAAAAAGTGAGTTAAGAAATACAGAGAAAAAACTAGAATGGCCAACTTATTATCTTGGCCTATCTAGGTTGTTTCCAATTGGGGAAGCCGACGAAGCAAATGAGAAAAAGATAGACACAAATATTATGGACAAGGTTTTACAGCAACATAGAAAAATACTAAATTCCAATGATGAAGGTATAACAGCCAAAGGCGTTGATATTTCAAACGTTTCTAAAAAAACTGGTTTTGGAGTGGAAACAAAGAAGTATGGGTCTTTATCTAACTCGTCTGGTCAAGATAACCTTGGTCAAATATTGCTGACTATTGAATCTTTCCGGTTACTAAAAATGAACTTAAGAGAAAAATATAATGGGGGTATTTTTCTTATTGATGAAATCGACGCAACGCTCCATCCCTCTGCTCAGAATAAGCTATTCGACTATTTATATTCACAATCAAAAGAATTGAGCTTGCAAATTGTTTTTACATCCCATAGTTTAAGTTTAATTGAACACATAATAAAGACTTCTAAATTATCTGAAAAAAACAATGCTGTTAAACTTATTTATTTTACTAACTCGCGTGGCTCTTTGGAAGCAAAAGAAAATCCCGATATGAGCTACATTAATAATGATATGATGATGACATATAGTGGACAAAATGAAAGCAATGCAGTTGATTTACTCTCAGAAGATGATACTGCTAGATGGTTTTTAAAACAAATTATTAAAACTTCGGACAAAAATATTAAGCTTAACTATTTAAACCTCCACATAGGTTGGGAACAGTTGGTTTCAATTGTACTAACTGATTATACTTATTTCCAGAAGAAGATAATTTTGTTAGATCCAGATCTAGTTCAGGATGACAATTCTCTAAAATTGTCTGAAATGATTAAGCATTCAAGATTTAAGTTTAATCAAGATGCCTCAATGCATACTTCAAGAATTTTGAGCTTACCTGGCGATAAAGCAATAGAAGAAGTTTTTTGGTATTACCTTGATTCTCTCAAAGAAAATCATGAATTCTTTTTTGACCCAGACTCAGAAGCCCTAAATATTACTAAAAGATCCATAGTCTCTTGTGGTCCATTTGAGAATCAAAATTACAAAGATGCAAAAAATGATTTAGCGAAAATTAAGCGCTGGTTTGAGGATAATATGGAGATTGTCCAAATATTATTCAAGTATTGGTATACAGATAATAATGAACAGGTGAATAATTTTCTGAATATTTTAGAGAAAGAGTATAAGAAAGTTTTGAATAGAAACAAAAATTTTTAATGTCCATTTACCTTAATCTTTGCTATTCTTTTCTTAGAGGTGATAATATGCCGCACACGAAATCCCCATTAAGATATCCTGGTGGAAAAACTCAACTATGGAAATTTGTGAAATCGACCATAATGTTAAATCAGATTGAAAACCCGATATACTGTGAACCATTTGCAGGAGGTTCGGGAGTAACTATGGAATTATTGCTCGGTAATCATGTAAATGAAGTTATAATAAATGATTTTGATCCGGCAATTTATTCAATTTGGAGTATGATAATAAATCGTTCTAAAGAATTCATTGAATTGATAGAACGAACTCCTGTTACCTTAGAAGAGTGGCACAAGCAAAAAAAAATTTACTTAGAATATGGAAAGAATCCTGAGTCATTGCTAGGGGCTTTCTCAGCATTCTTTCTTAATAGAACTAACGTGAGCGGGATCATTTCTGGGGGACCAATCGGTGGTCAAAATCAATCTGGAAAATATAAAATTGATTGTAGATTTAATAAGAAAACATCTATTAGTAAAATATCCCGTATTGCTGAATACAGGGATAAAATTCATTTATATAATGAGGACGCATCCAACCTTGTAGATATACTTAAAACCGAATACACGAGAGAAAATCTCTTTACTTTTTTTGATCCACCATATTTTGTTCAAGGTCAATCATTATATTTATCTATTTTACGATGAAAGTCAACATGAATTAATGAGAAATAAAATCTTAGAGATGGATGATTATTATTGGATATTAACATATGACAAAGCTCCACAAATTTCAGATCTATACTCAAAAGCTGATAAATCATTTGAATACTCCCTAAATTATTCAGCAAATAAAAGAAGGATGGCAAATGAGTATATTTTTGCTAGTTCTGTCACTAAATTGAAATCATATGATAAAGTTAAGCTTCTATCACTCCACTAAAGAAACAGCCTTCGGGCTATTCTTTTTGGAACCAAAAGAACGTATGTTCGTACTATTTATAATAAACTTCGGATACTTTATTTTTGAAATGATTATTCGGTCGAAAACACTTGAATAATCGAATTTAATCTGCAGAATTACGAAAGGAGAATTCTAATGGCTTCTATTAAGAAATACTATTTGAAGAAAACAAAACAATATAGATATGAAGTTTTCGTTTCTAATGGAATTAATCCAGGAACTGGTAAACAAAACAAGATACACAAAAAAGGATTTAAGTCATTTGACGAAGCAAATAGTTATGCCAAAATAATTGAGGGAAAAATAGCCTCAGATGAATATTTTAAAGAAAATCCTCGGAACTTAACAATAGAAGAATTTCTTGAGGATTGGGTAACTAATTATAAGCAGGCTGTAAAAGAAGGCACTCGTGTGGTCCACAGAGCGAATATACGAATGTATATTAAACCCTATATAGGAAAATATTCTTTAAACAAATACACTCGAGCCAACCATCAAAAGTTCATTAATATGCTGCTAAATAAGAAAGGACTAGGTCGAAGTGGTCAAGGGTTGTCCATCACTACTGTCAAAAGCGTAAATGCTACTCTCAGCAATGCTTTTAAAAAAGCAATTCAATTAGGATATATAAAAGAGAATCCTACTCAGTTTGTTGAGTTTCCAAGAATGATTGAGAAAAAGCAATCTGTCAGATACTACGATTTACAGCAAGCAGATAGGTTTCTGGATTTCGCAAAAAAGGAATCTGAGGTCTTATGGTACCCTTTCTTCCTATTAATATTCGATCAAGGATTGAGGAAATCAGAAGCAATGGGATTGCAGTGGCAAGATATTGACTTCGGAGGAAACACGATAAGCATTGAAAGAGAACGTTTGGGTGCAGTTGAAAAAGGCGAAAACATTAATGCAATTATTACAGACGATCCGAAAACACCGGCAGGAATCAGAAGTATGCCAATGACCAAAAGAAGTAAACAAGCCCTGCTTGCTTTTAGAAATCATATCTTAAACATCTTTGGTACCTTCCCTTCCACTGAAGATGGTGAACAATTTATCTTCTTGCAAACCAGTAAGAGATACAAAGGGAAAATCGTCCGTGATCGATCAGTGAATGGCGCATTTAATCGGATTGCTGAAAAAGCTGAATTACCGAAAATTAGAGTCCACGATGGCCGGCATACATTTGCAGTAAGGTCTCGACAAGCTGGTCTATCTTTAGAAGATATAAAAGACTTTCTTGGCCACAAGGATATTTCAACAACTCAAATCTATGCCCATATTTCACCAGAGGTTAAAAAAAGGTCTATGGAACAGTTCGAAAACTACATCGAAAGCGAAAGAAAAAAGCACTCGCAATGA